CTCATTCGGAGGTTTTTTCCTTGGCCGAGACAGATTTCGAGGCCGACCGGGTCGGTCTTGACCTGTTCGGTCATCCAGTGGGTCCGCTGCGCGATCCGCGGGGGCGTCCATCGTTTGCGAAAAGCAAAGAGAATCAGATGCTTGTGATAACCCTGCGAGCGCGCGGCTGGTCGCAGGCGCAAGTCGCGGCCTTCATGGGCTGCGATGACAAGACTTTGCGGAAACATTTCTCCCGCGAGCTGGAGCACGGCGCGCTGTTCATGGAAGGGATCGCGATGCAGGCGCTGGTCCGCAAGATGCAGGAAGGGCACGTCGGCGCGACCAAGGAAATCCTGGCCATCACGAAGGCAGCGGTCGCGCCGACTTCGCCGGCCAAGCCAAAGGCGACCGCGCCGATCGGCAAGAAGGACGCGCTGCAGCGTGACGCCAAGGCGCCGCCGGAAAGCTGGGGCGAGCTGCTGAACTGACATGCCCTTTGACTTTGCCTGCCTCGACTGGGCCGAGAAACTCGCCCGGGGCGAAACGCCTATTGCCGATCTGCCGCTTGATGCCGCGGCGGCCGAGCGGGCGGTGGGGATCTTCAACCGGCTGCGCCTGCCAGATGTGCCGGGGCAACCTTCGCTGGCGGAAGCTGCAGGCGAGTGGATGCGCGACATCGTTCGCGCGGCCTTCGGATCGATGGCGACGAGCGCCAGCGGCTACGAATCCAGGCAGGTTGGCGAGGTCTTCATCCTGGTGCCAAAGAAGAACGCCAAGACGACGAGCGCGGCGGCCATCGCCCTGACCTTCATGCTGCTCAACCGGCGGCGCAATGCGGACATGCTGATCATCGGTCCGACGCAGAAGATCAGCGAGACGGCCTTCGAGCAGGCAAAGGGCATGATCGATGCGGACCCGGAAGGGTTCCTGCAGAAGCGGTTCCATGTCCAGGACCACAAGAAGACGATCCGCTGCCGGGTGACTGGCGCGCGGCTGATGATCCGGACGTTCGGAATGGATGTGCTGACCGGGGCAAAGCCGGTCTTTGCGTTGATCGACGAGGTGCATATCCTGGGGTCCATCCCCTACGCGGCCGATGTGATCCGGCAGATCAGGGGCGGCATGCTGCCCTTTCCGGAGAGCCTGCTGGTGATGATCACCACGCAGTCGGATCATCCGCCGCAAGGGGTTTTCAGGACCGAGCTTGACTATGCCCGCGCGGTGCGGGACGGCAAGATCACCGAGCGGGTCAGGCTGCTGCCTGTCCTGTACGAGTTTCCGGACACGATCCAGCGGAGCAAAGGCCGAGACTGGACCGATCCTGCGCTCTGGCCGATGGTCACGCCGAACCTCGGGCGGTCGGTGTCGATCGAGGCGTTACTGGACGGGTTCGCGCGGGCGAAGGCAGACGGGCAGACAGAGGTCATCGCCTGGGCGACGCAGCACCTGAACATCGAGGTCGGCGTCGGCATCAGGGCCACGACATGGATCGGGGCGCAGTTCTGGGAGGCCGCGGCCGAGCCCGATATCGCTGACCTTGGCGCGCTGATGGAGCGCTGCGAGGTTGCCGTTATCGGCATCGACGGCGGCGGGCTTGACGACCTGCTTGGTCTGGCCGTGATCGGACGAGAGCGCGGCACGCGAAGGTGGATGTTGTGGACCCATGCCTGGGCGCATCCGGAAGTGCTTGAGCAGCGCAAGGAGATTGCCGGGATTCTGCGGCAATTCGAGGCTGACGGGGACCTTACGATCCTGTCGGCAGCCGACAAGACCGGCGATGTGACCGGCGTTGCCGACGTGGTCGAGAGGCTGCTTCAGGCCGGCTTGCTGCCCGGGACCGGGGCAGTCGGGCTGGACCCGTACGGCGTCAGCACGATCGTGGACGAGCTGGCATTCCGGGGCCTGTCAGAAGACCAGATGGCGGCGATTCCGCAGGGCTCGCGACTTTCGGCGGCGATCTGGGGAATGGAGCGAAAGCTGAAGGACGGAACGCTTGTGCATGCAGCACGTCCGTTGATGGCCTGGGTCCTGGGCAATGCGAAAACCGAACAGCGGGGCAGCGCGGTGATGATCACCAAGGAAACGGCTGGCAAGGCGAAGATCGACCCTCTGGTCGCGGCCTTCGATGCCTTCATGCTGATGGCGCGTAACCCGGAAGCGCAGGACGCGAAATCGTTCTGGGAAGCGGTCTAGTGATGAGCGTCCTGTCGCGGATCACTTCGGCCTTTCGCCGCGAACGCAAGGCAGTGACGGACATTCCGCTTGGGTTCTCATGGTCGGAAAGCCGGGCAGGTTATTCCGTTTCGGCCACGTCTTCGCTGGAAGTATCGACAGTCATGGCTTGCGTCAGGGCGATCAGCGAAGGCACGGCGCAGGTGCCGATTCATGCTCATCGCCGTGACGGCCGTGGTGTTCGAGGGCCAAAGGTCGCCCATCCAATCGTCGAGCTTCTTGGTCGCGCGCCGAACGAATGGCAGTCCGGGTACGAGTTCAGGGAAACCATCGCGCTGCATGTCATCCTGACCGGCAACGCCTATGTCTATGTCAGCCGCCGTGAAGACGGCGGTGTCCTTGAACTGATCCCGATCGAGCCAAGCCGCGTCATGGTCGAGCGCCGACGGGACATGTCGATCGTGTATCGAATTATGTTCGAGGACGGCAGCACTCCGCTTTTGTCGGCGGCCGATGTCTGGCACCTGCGCGGGCCTTCGTGGGACACATGGCGCGGCCTTGATGCAGTCAAGCTGGCACGGCAGTCGATCGGTCTGGCAACGGCCACCGAGGCGGCTCATTCCGCGCTGCACAGAAATGGCGCCCAGGTCACTGGCCTTCTGTCGATGAACAACAAGCTGAGCCCTGACAGGTACGCTCAACTTGCGGCGTGGCTTGACAGGCATAGCGCGGGCGGAGAGCGCGAAGGCAAGCCCATCATTCTGGATGACGGCGCCAAATATCAGCCGATGCAGATGACCGGAGTTGACGCGCAGCACGTCGAGACCAGACGGCATCAGGTGCTGGAGATTTGCCGCCATTTCCGCGTCATTCCGATGATGGTCGGAGCAAGCGAAACACCGACCTACGCCAGCGCAGAGCAGATGTTCATCGCGCATGTCGTCCATACGCTGACCCCCTGGGCAGAACGCATCGAACAATCGGCAACCCGGGCGCTGATATCGTCGAGCGAAAATGTAGAGCTGCGCCACGACTTCAATGACCTGATGCGAGGCGCGGCACAGGATCGCGCGGAATACAACGCCAAGGCGCTTGGCTCCGGGGGTGCGCCGGCCTGGATGACGCCCAACGAGGTGCGCGCGCAAGAGGGCCTGGACCCGATTGCCGGCGGGGACGACCTGCCGCGGCCGATACAGGCGCAACCGTCACCGCCTACCGACGCAGCGGTTTGAGGATCAGGACATGAACAGACTGGAAGTCAAATTCGCGGCCGATGACGTAGACGCGAATACCGGAGAATTTTCGGGCTATGGGGCAGTGTTCGGCAACGTCGATTCCTACGGCGACACGATCGCTCCGGGGGCGTTCAAGGCGTCGTTGCGCGAGTGGCGGAAGGCCGGGAAATTGCCCCCGATGCTGGTCCAGCATGGCGGCTGGGGGATGCGTGACATGGATGCGCTTCCGATCGGCATCTGGACCGACATGAGCGAGGACGACAAAGGGCTGACTGTCAAGGGCAGGATCATCAACCTTGACACGGATCGCGGCAAGACGATCCACGGAGCGATGAAGGAAGGTGCGCTGGACGGCCTTTCGATCGGGTATCTGGCAAAGAAATTCACGCTTGGCACCAAGCCGGACGAGCCGCGGCGGAAACTGGAAATGATCGACCTTGTCGAGGTTTCGGTTGTGACCTTTCCAGCCAATGGCCTGGCCCGAGTCGCATCCGTCAAAGCGGCCGAAGCGATCGAAACCATTCGTCAATTCGAGGACTTCCTGCGGGATGCAGGCGGGTTCTCGCACGCCGCGGCGAAAGCAATCGCCTCGCGCGGATTCAAGGCTGCGGATCCTCGGGATGAGGACGGGGCCGATCTGGCGGCGATCATTCGCCGCAACATCGAAACCCTTTCGACATAGGAGGCCTCGATGGCCGTGGAAGAAATCAAGAGCCTGATCGAGGATCAGGGCAGGGCTTTCGAAGAGTTCAAGGCGGCAAACGATGCGCGCCTGAAGGAACTCGAGAAGAAGGGCGCATCGGACGTGCTGACCGAAGAGAAGGTCGCGCGGATCGACGAAGCTCTCAACGTGCTGGCCGAGGCCAAGGAAGCGGTCGAAAAGAAACTGCCGTCGCGCCTGGATGCGATGGAAGCCAAGATCAACCGCGCCATGCTGGGCGGCGATCTGAAGGCCGACGAAAAGGCTGCTGCCGAGCTGAAGGTGTTCAACGCCGAGGCCAAGTCGCGCGCGGCGTCTCGCGGCCAGAGCGCAGTGGTGTTCGACGCCGAGGGCTATGCCGACTATCGCAAGGCTTTCGACACCTACATCCGCAACGGGATGACCGCCCTGGCGGTGTCCGAATCCAAGGCGCTTGCCTCAACCGTTGATCCGGACGGCGGCTACCTTGTTCCGGCGGACATCTCGGGGCGGATCGTTGCGCGGGCCTTCGAGACCTCGCCGATGCGTGAATACGCAGCGGTTCAGGTGATCTCGTCGGACGCGCTTGAAGGGCTCTATGATCTCAATCCGGGCGTCTCCGGCGGTTGGGTGTCGGAGCGGCAGACGCGACCGGAGACCAATACGCCCCAGCTTGGGAAGTGGCGCGTCGAGGTTCACGAGCAGTATGCGAACCCCGCCGCGACCCAGCGCATCCTTGACGACGCGATTCTGAACGTCGAGGCCTGGCTGGCGGCCAAGACGGGTGACATTCTGGGGCGCACCGAGAATGCGGCTTTCGTGACCGGCGACGGTGTAGGCAAGCCGCGCGGCTTTGCTTCCTACACCACGGCGGCGACGGAGGACGCTACCCGTTCCTGGGGTGCTCTCGAACACGTCAACACCGGGCAGGCCAGTGGCTTCCTGACGACCACTGCAGGCTCCGATTGCCTTCTGAACCTGATCGGTGCCTTCAAGGCCGTCTACATCAACACGAACACGGCATGGTACGCTAACCGCGCCGCGATCACGGCGGTGCGGAAGCTGAAGTCGCAGGACGGTGTCTATCTGTGGCAGCCCGGCCTGCAGCTCGGCCAGCCGCAGACCCTGCTGACCTTCCCGGTGCGGCTGATGCAGGACATGGCAGCGCTTGCTTCTGGATCGCTGTCGATGGCGCTTGGCGACATGAACCAGGCCTATCAGATCGTGCAGCGCGCGGGGATCACCACCCTTCGCGACCCGTTCACGAACAAGCCTTTCGTCCACTTCTACAGCATCGCCCGCGTTGGCGGCGGCATCGTGGACTTCGAAGCGCTCAAGTTCCTGCGGTTCGGTACCTGATGAGATGCGGGCGGGTATATGCCCGCCCCCATCACTTGATGAGATGCGGGCGGGCGAATGCCCGCCCCTGCCCGAAACCCTTTCCAAAGGAGAGCCATCATGCGTGACATGATGAACAACATCCATCCGGTTCCGGCCATCGCGCCGGTCGTGGTGGCTGACAACACCGCCCAAGTCTCGGCGATCATCGATCTGCGCGACTATGACGGCTGCACTTTCGTTATCCAGACGGGTACGCTCGCCGACGCTGACGCAACCTTTGCGGTCACGCTTGACCATGGCGACGCGTCGAACCTTTCGGACGCCACTGCCGTGACGGCGGCGACGGGCCTGATCGGGACGACTGCGCTGGCCGGTTTCAACTTTGCTGATGACGGCGAGTGCCGCAAGATCGGCTATGCCGGCTCGCGTCGGTACGTCCGGCTGACCGTCACGCCGGCAACCAACACCGGCAATGCCCCGATCGCTGCCGTTGCAATTCTGGGCCTGCCGAGGATCGCGGCGACCGCAAACCCGCCGCAGTGATGAGACCAGGCGGGGTTGCCCTGCAGCCCCGCCTGCTTTGACCGACGATCAAGCCCGATGCAGACCGTCATAACCATAGCCGCGACCGAGGCAGAATGATGAAACCACTTGCGCCCGTGCTTGTGACGCCGCCTGCGGTGCTGCCTGTGAGCTTGCAGGAGGTAAAAGCCCAGGCGCGGGTCGACGGGGCTGACGAGGACGGCCTTATTCTCGACTACATCCGGGCTGCAGTGGCGCATCTGGACGGCTGGTCAGGCATTCTTGGCCGGTGCCTTGTGACACAAGTCTGGGATCAGTCGCTGGACGGTTTCCCTGCGGACGGGACCATCCGCTTGCCCTTTCCGGACGTGACTGCGGCCGTCATCACGTATCGCGACCCCGCCGGTCAGGTGCAGACCCTGACGACAGGATGGGTTCTGGCGGCAGATGACGCGGGGTCGTTTGTCAGCTTGAGTGAAGGCGCGTCCTGGCCGGCGACGGCTGTGAGGCCGGATGCGGTGACGGTGCGCATGACCGCCGGATATGGGACGGCTGCGGCGGTACCTGCCGCGCTGAAACTTGCCATCCGGGTCAAGGCGGCGGCGATGTATCAGCAGCGCGAAGGTGAGGGCGCCGAGTCGCCCATGTTCGATGCGCTGTTTGCGCCATACCGGCGGGTCCTTCTGTGATGCAAGCGGGACAGATGGACCGGCGGGTGCGGTTTGAGCGGGCGACGTTGACCGATGACGGGGTTGCCATGACTGAAGTCTGGGCTCCGCATGGCGCTCCAATCTGGGCTGCGAAGGCCGAAATCAGCGACGGCGAGCGGTGGCGCGCCGGCGAAGTGGCGGCGCATGTGACAACCCGGTTCCGCGTCAGATGGTCGGCGTTTGCGGCCGGCATCACCGCCAAGGACAGACTTGTCTGCGAAGGCCGGACGTTCGACATCACCGGGGTCAAGGAAATCGGCCGGCGAGAGGGTCTGGAATTCACCGCAGCGGCGAGGGCTGACTGATGGCTGATGTGAAGTTCGGCTTAACGGTTGACGGGCTAAGCGAGTTCAACGCTGCTCTGGAAGATCTGGGTAAGAGGATCGGAAAAGCCGTTCTCGAGCGATCGATGCGCAAGGCTGCCGATCCGATGCTGCAGGCAGCAAAGGATATGGCCCCAAAGCGGAAAGGCAATCTGCGAGACAGCCTGAAAATTGCCAAGGTAACGCTGTTCGACCCCGGCAAAGCTGCCTATGCGGCGACAATCCAGGCGACAGGAGACCAGGCAGCTGCGCGCGCGGCCCTTCGCGAAGCCTACAGGGAGCAGGGCGGAGCGGTGGTCGACTTGGCGCTTGGCCCTGATCTGAATGCCAAAGGGCAATTCGCGCATCTGGTCGAGTTCGGGACGGGTCCGCGTCATCATGAGAATGGCCGCTTTGTCGGTGAAATGCCGGCCAAACCGTTTCTGCGCCCGGCTTTCGACGCCGAAGGTGGAAACACGCTTGAGCGGCTTAAGCCGATCCTGAGTGCAGAAATCGAAAAAGCGGTCAAGCGGCGCGCGGCGAGGGCGGCGCGGGCGGCGCGGGCCGCGTCATGAAGGCAGCCTTTCGCGCGCTTCTGATGCAAGCTACGGCCGTTGCGGCTTTGGCCGGCACGCGGATCAACTGGGGTGCGCATCCGCAGGGGCTGCCATTGCCCGGGATCGTGCTGACGATGGTGAGCGATTTTGAGCCTCTGACGCTGGAGGGCCGCAGTGGCCTGCAACAGGGGCGCGTGCAGGTCGATTGCTATGCCATCGGATATCTGGCCGCGCACGACCTGTCGGTTGCGGTTCGCGCGGTCCTGCACGGTTACAAGGGCGGTCAGTTCAGATTGATCGAGCACGCTGCCACGCGGGATGATCGCGAGGGCGGAAACGATGAAGCCGAGCGGCCATTCCGCATCGGCATGGATTTCATCACTCACTGGAGGACAACATGAGCGCTGACATCGGATATACGTCCGAATTCGCCATCGAGGGCGCAACGCCCGGAACCTATGTGAAGGTTGCGCAGGTCGTCGCTATCACGCCGCCCGGGATGACACGAGATTCGGTCGAGATTACGCACCTCGAAAGTGCCAACGGGTACAAGGAATACATCGCCGGCCTTAAGGACGGCGGAGAAGCGTCGATCACGTTCAACTTCGTCGCTTCGGCCACGGACACGATGGTGACCGCGTTCGAGGCTGACACTGGCAAGTACCAGATCAAGTTTCCCAACGGCGTGCGGATGCAGTTCAGCGGGTTCTTCACGGCCTACAATCCGCCCGAGCTGGCGCCTGGCAACGTGATGCAGGCGACGGCGACAATGAAGGTGACCGGCAAGGCCACGTTGCTGGCGGCTTCGTGATGGCGAACGCGTTTCTTGGCGAGGCAACTGCCAGGGTTGATGGCAAGGTCTATACCCTCCGGCTTGATTTCAACGCCATGTGCGATTTCGAAGAGAGGACCGGTCGGGACGCAATCGGCGTTCTGGCCGATTTCGAATTCGGCGGGAAGACAAGGATCAGCGATCTGCGCGCGCTGGTTCATGCCATGCTACTGCGGCATCATCCCGATGCCACGTTGGCGCTGGCGGGCGATATCCTGTCGCAGGATTCGACGGCACTGATGGAGGCAGTGAAAGCTGCAACGCCAAAGGTGCCGGAGGGCCCCGCGGGAAACTGAAACGGGCGGGGGCAGAGCGCGCCCGCCTGGATTATCTCCTTCTGCTCGAAAACTACGTCGCGGCAGGATTTGACCCTACGCAATTCTGGCATCTGTCGCCGCGGCTGTTTCAGGTCCACATGGCAGGTGCGGCGGTCGGCCGCCACAACATGGCGATGCAGCAAGCCTATGCCACGGCGGCCCTGATGCGGTCTAAGCGCCTGCCGGACCCGGACCGGTTGATGCGCCGGCGTCTGCCGGAGCCGCGTACACAGTCTCGCGAGATGCTGCAAGCGATGTGCGATGCCCTTGCCGCGGCCTGGGGCGCCAAGAAGGAATGACGGATGGCTGGAACGATCATCGGCGCCCTGCGCGTCACGCTGGGGCTTGACAGCACTCAATTTTCGCGTGGCGTGCAGAAGGCGGAAACAGCATCGCAGCGGCTGTCGCGGTCGATGCAGACCGCTGGCTATGCCTTGTCCGCCATTGGCGTCGGTGTCGGGCTTGCCATGCGCGGCCGGGTGCAGGAAATCGATGCCCTGGCCAACAGTGCAACCCAGATCGGGGTGCCGGTCGAGGCATTGAGCCAGTTGGCCTATGCCGCCGAACAGGCTGACGTGACGATCGAGGCGCTTGAGAAGGCGCTTGCGCAGATGTCGCGCAGGATGATCGACAATGCGGGAGCCTTTGAAAAAGTCGGCGTCGCCGTAACCGATGCGAGCGGCCAGATTCGCCCGGTCCTTGATGTGTTCATGGACGTGGCCGATGCGATTGCCGCGATGCCAGAGGGCGCCGAAAGAACCGCGGCTGCCATGGACCTGATGGGCCGGTCCGGCGGCGACATGGTGCCGCTGATCAATGACGGCGCGCAGGCGATCCGCGACCTGATGCAAGAGGCCGACGATCTGGGCCTGACGATTTCGGAAGAAACGGCCGCGGCGATTCAGGCCTTTGATGACAACATGAAAAAGCTGAAAGGTTCGTTGAGCGGCCTGACCAACCAGATCGTCGGAAGACTTGCTCCGGCGCTCGAAGACATCTCTGGATACATTGCCGGTCTGGCAGAAAAATTCGGACAATTGACACCTGAAATGCAGACCTTCGTGTCTGTCCTGGCCGGTCTTCTGGTCGTTGTCGGGCCTATTCTGATCGGGCTTGGCCTGCTTGTGACAGCCATCGGGGCGATATCAGCGCCTGTTCTTGCCGTGATCGCAGGTATCGGCCTGTTGACTGCTGCATTATGGGCGTTCTGGCCGACGCTGGTCAGTGCGAAGGATGCGATCGTCGCGTTTGTCACCGAGGGTTTGGACCGTGCTCGCGAGGCCATTCACAACATGGCAACAGCCATGAGGGACGGCGCTCTGCAGGCGGTCGCCTGGGTCAAGCAAGGTTTTGAAGAACTGATGGAGTTCTTCCGGTCGCTGCCGGAGCAGTTCATGGAATTCGGGCGCAACATCATTACCGGGTTGTGGGACGGCCTGAAGGAAAAATGGGACGCGATGAGCAACTGGTTTTCCGGCAAGGTCGACGAGCTTCTGAACATACTGCCCTGGCGCGCTGAAATTCAGTCGCCGTCGCGCGTGATGCACCGGCAGGGCGCCTATCTGGTCGAAGGTCTGGACAATGGCATCCGGTCCGGCATGCAGGCGCCGATCGACAGCATGCGAGAGCTGGCCGAGACACTGATGAGCACGATGGATGAGCAGGACATCCATCGTGGGACCATGCGGCTGGCCGATCTGTTCGAAGCGATCATCGACGGTTCGATGGATGCCAGAGAAGCGCTTGGTCAATTGCTGCAGGAGCTGGCAAAGGTGCAGCTGCAGAAAGCACTTCTGGGGCTTGCAGGCGGCGGCGGCGTTTTCGGCCAGTTAGCCGGTGCACTTGGCGAGGCGCTGACCGCGCCGTCCTTTGCGGGCGGCGGGTATACGGGGCGCGCGGCCCGCGTTGGCGGTCTGGACGGGCAAGGCGGGTTCCTGGCGATCATGCATCCGCGCGAGACGGTGATCGATCATGCCGATGGGCTGCCGGCCGGAGGTCATGTGGAAGTGGTCGTGCGGGTCGAGGGTGGCAACATCGTCGCCGAAATCGAGCGCGTCAGCGGCGGCGTCACCGCCCGTGCCGTGGCCGCCTATGACCGCAATCTGTCGCAGAGGGTGCGGCAGATCAACGGCGACAGACGAGCTGTCTGATGGCGCTGTCATTTCCGCTGAACCGGGCTGCATTCTTCGACCTGATGCCGCGCCGGAGTGCCTCGATGCATCTTGGCGAGGCGCTGATCGTAAACCAGACCGGAGGGGGCGAAGTCATAGAGTCGGCGTATGGAAGCCGGCTATGGCAGGGCAGCATTACGACGCAGGGCAGGGTCAGCGGAGATCTGGACGAAGTCACGGCGCGGATCGAATTGCTTCTTATGGGTGGCGGGTCATTCCTGATGCCGCATCCGGTACGGATCGGCCCGGCCGCTGACCCGGCGGGCACGATCCTTGGGGCGGCGACACCTTCGATCACGGCAGTGAACGCGAACAACCGAGACATCACAATCAGCGGTTTGCCAGCGGGCTATGTCCTGCGGCGGGGTGATCTGATTTCGTGGACCTACCTTTCCGGCCCGACGAGATATGCGCTGCATCGTGTGGTGACCCAGGCGACGGCAAACGGTTCTGGTGTGCTGACCACGGAAATCATGCCGCCGGTGCGGCCGGGTCATGCGACGCCCCAGGCCGTGACGCTTGTCAATGCGGTCTGCAAGGCCAAGATCGTGCCTGGCAGCTATCAGGCCCCGGAGGCTGAGCCTGGTGCAGTCGCAACGCTTGGATTTTCGTGGGTCCAGACCCTGCGATGAGCTGGTCGGTCAACGCGCAGAACCATCTGCTGGCGCGCGGAGCGGTGAGCCCGCGCTGGCTGTTGTGGGTCAACGCCAAGGCGCCCGGCACGCTGGCCGCGGCGCCTGTCGGGCTTTGGAGCGGCGCAGACGATCTGACCTTTACCATCGGCGGCGAGGAGCGGGTCTATAATGGCGCGCTGTCGCAGTTCGACGTGGAACCCATCGTCTTTGGCACGGGGATGGATGTGCGGACCCAGCGCGTGACGCTGGCCGCCAACGCGCCGGAGACGGCCGACCTGGTGCGGGGCTATGTGATCAGGCTGGCCGAGGCCGAGCTGCATCTGGCGCTGTTCGACCCGCTGACCGAAACGGTGATCGATGTGCAGCCGATGTTCCGGGGGTTCATCAACCGGGCGCCACTGTCGACGCCCGTCACGGGCGGCGGGGATGTCGTCACGATCGAGATCGTGAGCCGCATGCGCGTGCTGGTTCTGCCGGGGCCGGTGCTGCGCAAGACGAACGAGGCACGTCGGGCCTTCGACCCGAATGACGGGTTCCGCAAGTACGGCTCGATCGCGGGTGAAATCCTGACCGAGTGGGTCCAAAAGAAATGACGGCGTCGATCGAGGGTCTGACCGGGAACTCGCCCGGGCGGAAGCTGCCGGGGTGGCAGGCGCGGCTGACCGAGTTTCTGCGGGCCAATTACCGCCGGCCGTTCGAGCCGGGCCGGTGGGATTGCGCGATCTGGGCGGCCGGGGCCGTGCAGGCCATGACCGGCGAGGATCATCTGCGGGGATTGCGCGGGTATCGCAGCATTGCCGAGGGGCTGCGACGGCTGCAGGCGAGAGGGTATGACGATCATGTGGCCTATGTCGCGGCGTTTCTGCCGGAGATACTGCCCTCGTTTGCGCAGGCGGGGGATATTGCGGTTCTTGACGGCGCAAGCCTCGGGATTGTCCAGGGCGAGCATGTGTACTGCTTCGGCACCAACGGGTTCGGCGTTGTGCCGATGACGGCGGCAGGGCGGGCCTTTCGGGTATGAGGGCCCTTGACGTCGTCTTTCTGGCGCTTGCCTTCGGGCTGAGCGCCGGCCCGGCCATGGCTGATCCGGCCTCGCTGATCATCGGCTTTCTGGGCGTTTCGGCGACCGGGGTGACGGCCGCGCTGATCCGCATCGGCGTTGCCGTCGCGATGACGGCGCTGTCGCAGCTGATGGCCGCGCGGAAACTGAAAGACGGGCCGCAGGGATTCACGCTGCGGTCGATCACAGCCGGAGACCAGACGGGGCAGAGCTTCATTCTGGGGCGGTATGCCACCTCTGGCAACCTGACCGCGCCTGAAATGAGCCATGGCCCTTTTACGAGCGATGGCCTTTTTACAGTAACGCGTGACACGCGATATCTGACGCGGGTGATCGATCTGTCGGATGTGCGGATCGATGCGCTCGAGAGCCTGATCATTGATGGGGTCGCCTGTGAGCTGGCTACGGGGACGCCGGCCACGCTGACGATGACGGATGGTGACGGAGACACGCCCGCGATCCATCCGGTCTATGGCCCGACGGTGAACAAGGGCGATTTCATCGGCACGGCCTGGTGCAAGTTCTATGACGGCACCCAGACCGAGGCTGACCCCTATCTGGTGGCGCGTTACGACAATCCGGACAAGCCGCGACCCTGGACCCCGGACATGGTTGGGCGGGGCGTGGCCTATGCCATTCTGACCTTTCTGCAGCGCGCAAGTCCGGTGGTGTGGCAGGGGCGGCCGAATGTGCGCTTTGTCGTGCGGGGAATCAGGCTTTACGACCCGCGCAAGGACAGCACCGCCGGTGGGTCGGGGTCGCACAGGTATGGCAACGCCGCAACCCATGAATGGACCGACAACCCTGTCGTCATGATCTACAACCTTCTGCGCGGCATTCGGGTGCCCGCGTCGCAGGCCGGGGAGTTGTACGGCGGTGGTTATGGGGCGGAAGACCTGCCCTATGCCAACTGGGCGGCCGCGATGAATGCCTGCGATGTGATGGAGGGCGAGCGCAAGCGCTATACGGCCGGGATGGAGGTCGTGATCGGGGGGCGCGATGGCGGCGGCCAGTCGCCCGACGAGGTGATCGACGAGCTGATGAAAGCGTGCGGCGCGCAGATCACGGATGTGGGCGGGACAGTCTACATCCGTGTGGGCGCCCCGGGCCTGCCTGTGAAGTTCATCACGGATGCCGACATTCTGGTGTCGCAGCCGCAGGAGCTGGACCCGTTCCCGGGCGCGCAGGACAGTTTCAACGTGGTGCATGCGACCTTCATGGCGCCCGGCCAGCTGTGGACGCCGCGGGAGGCGCCGCCGCGGCGCGACGCCGATGCGATTGCCGAGGACGGGCAGGAGCTGGCGGCTGACATTGCGTTGCCGGCCGTGACGATTTCCGGCCAGGCGCAGCAGCTGATGAAGGCGTGGCTGAAGGATGCGCGACGGTTCATTCGCCAGAGCGTGACCCTGCCGCCCGAGGGGCTGCTGCTGAAACCCCTGGACGTGGTCGACTGGACCAGTGAGCGAAACGGCTATGCCGGGAAGCAGTTCGAGGTGGGTCAGGTTGCCGTTGATCCGGCAAGCCTGTGCACCACGCTGGCGCTGCGCGAGGTGAACCCTTCGGACTATGACTGGTCGATCGGGGACGAGCTGGCGCAGGATGCGCCGGATGCCGAGATTACCCCGCCCAACCAGTTCAGATCGATTCCGGCGCCGCAGTTCGACGTGACGGCAGAGTTGCGGGTCGGCAACGAGCAGGTTGTCGGCGTGATGGTGATCCGGTGCCGGTCCGAGAGCGTTCTTCTGGACCGCTATGACGTGAGCTATCGCCGGGCGGGCGACGACGAATGGCGGGTCGTCGGGATGAGCGATCTGTCGACGTTCGAGGTGTCGGGCCTGTCGGACGGCTCCTATGACGTGCGGGCCCGGGCGCGAAGCGTGTATGGCGCGGTCAGCCCGTACACGGAGAAGACCGGCGTGCAGCTGGCGTTCTTCAGCGCCCCGCCGGCGGATGTGCAGAATTTCAGCGGGAATGTGGTCGGCGGGTTCCTGCTTCTGACATGGGATGCGGTGCCCGATCTGGACCTGTCGCATTACAAGCTGCGCTATGCCCGGGCCACGACCGGCGCGACCTATCAGAACGCGGTCGACCTGGTCACGAAGGTGGCGCGACCGGGCGTGAGCCTGACCGTGCCGGCGCGGACGGGCACGTATTTCATACGGGCCGTCGACAAGCTGGGGATTGCCAGCCGCACTGCGGCGCAGTTCGTGGTGGTCACGAATATCGATCAGGTCGAGAACCTGAACGCCGTCGAAGTACGGACAGAGGAGCCGGCCTTCGCCGGGGCGCGGCAGGGCGTGGTCAGGCTGGACGATGGCGGGCTGCCCTATCTGACACTCGACACGGCCACCCTGTTTGATGCCGCGACCGGCGATTTCGACGACGCGGTCGGGCTGTTCGACGGCGGTGGCGCAAGCGGTGAGGTGATTGCGGAAGGCGTCTATCAGTTCGCGGATGTGATCGATCTTGGCCAGCGCTACACGTCGCGCGTGCGGGTCGACCTGGACGTTCTGTTTCTGGACTATGCGGACAGTTTCGATGCCGCGCCCGGCCTGTTCGACAGTCGGCCGGGAGAGTTCGACGGCGATCCTGCTGCATTCGACCTGACCAGCGTTCAGCCTCAGGTGTCGTGGACGGATGACAACCCGGCGGCATCGCCGGTCTGGAGCGGCTGGCAGAACCTGTCGGTGAGCGACATTTCGGCGCGGGCCTTGCGGTTTCGCGTTCTGCTGGGGACGCGATCCCAGAAGGCGGCGCCGGCCGTGACGGCGCTGCGGGTCGAGGTGGACATGCCGGACCGGGTCGAGTCGGGGCAGGACATCACGTTCACCGGCACAAGGGTGGTGACATTCGGGCGGGCGTTCCGCGTCACGCCGGCCATCGGCGTTGCGGTGACGCTGGCGGCGGGTGACCGGTTCGAGATCAGCGCGAAATCGCGCTCCGGCTTCACGATCAAGACGTTCACCGGCGGGGCCGCGAGCACGAATGCCGCGACGTTCGACTACGTTGTCAGGGGATATGGCGGAGAGATCGCATGAGCCAGAACGACTTTGTTCTTTCCAATCAGGGTTTCGCCTCGATGCGGGCGGACCTGAATTCGGCCCTTGCCGCGTTGGCGACGAATTCGTCAGGCGCGACCGGACCGGCCACGACCTATGCCTATCAGTGGTGGTATGACACCACCGCCAATATCCTGAAGATGCGGAATGCCGCGAATACCGCCTGGATTTCGATGTTCACCTTTGACCAGACGGGCGGCCTGTGGCGGATCGGCGGCGATCTGACGCTGTTTAACAACATCGTCCATCACAACGATGCGAACACCTATATCGGGTTTCCGGTGGATGACCGGATCAATTTCGTCACCGGCGGCGTGGAAAACCTGCGCCTTTTCCCCACCCAGGCCGTGTTCAACGACGATGGGGCCAACGTCGATTTCAGGGTCGAGAGCGATACATTTACCGATGCCTTCTTCGTCGACGGCGGGACAGGAGCGGTGACGATGGGCGCCAAGAGCCTGACCGTCGGGGCGCCGAATACTTCCTCGAACAGCGGGGACGGGGCAACCCTGACGTCCGTTCTGGTAGTACAGGTGCCTTCGACCGAGGCCGACACGACGCCCCTTATCCGCGTTTACCGCGGCACCACAGTGAACTTCCGCGTCGAAGCGAGCGGGCGGACCCAGATACCCTGGGCGGATGCCAATACTACGGCAAACGCGGCCAATGTGCAGATCGACGCCAACGGCACCCTGCGGAAATCCACATCGTCGCGGCGATACAAGACCGCCATCCAGCCTGCGGATATCGCGGTTTCGGAAGGCATCGTCTATAATTCGGTGCCGGTGTCCTATCGCAGTCTGTCAGAGGCGGACGATCCTGACGCGCTGTGGTGGGGCTTCATCGCAGAGCAGGTGGCCGAGGAGGTGGACCAATCGCTGGTGCTGTGGAGCCCGGACGAAAACGGCAATCCGCGGCCGGATGGCGTGTTCTACGACCGGTATGCCGTGCATCTGTGCAACGTGGCGCGGGCGCAGCGTGACCGGATCGAGGCGCTGGAAGCGCGGATCGCGGCTTTGGAGGCGGCAGCATGACCCTGCCCGAGGTGATCGACGCCGCGCTGACATGGATTGTCGCGCCGGTGCTGGCGGTGGTCTGGATGATCTACCGCACGCAACAGGAACAGACGACCGATATCGCGGTTCTGGAGGCCAAAATGCTGGCCACGAAAGAGGCGCATGACCGGGAGATCAAGGAGGTGCGGGCCAGTTTCAAGGCGGTGCTGGAGAAGCTGGACCATATCGAGGCGCATTTGCGCGTCAAGTGATGGAGACGCGCAGTGATGATCCGGTTCTGCCAGCGTTCCTGGCCACGGCCGACAGGGTCGTGGAGCGGTACAGCCGGGGTGTGGTACTGCACCGGGCGATCCGGGGCGAGGAAGATGGTGACGTGATACGTGCGCTGGTCTTCTGGCAGAGGCTGGCGTGCGAGCTGGCCGAAGACAATGCGCGCCTGGCCGGGGCGGCAGGCCGAACCTGAAAGGACAGACCATGAAGACATGGATGACCGCCCTGGCGGTTTGCCTTGGCCTGCCTGCGCTGGCACAGGATGCGCCCTGCGGCCCGCGTGACGCGATCATTGCCGAGCTGACGGACAGATGGGACGAGACCCGCGTTTCGGTTGCACTGGCCGGGCAGACGGCGCTGGTCGAAACGTGGGTCAACCTTGCGACCGGAACCTGGACGATCACGATCACGGATCCTGCCGGCCGGCTTTGTGTGGCGCTTGCGGGGCAGGCGTACCAGCCGATGACTGACGTCTTGGGAATACCGGGATGAAACTGCCGCCCGGAGAGGATGCCCGCCGCGCTGCTGCCGTGGCGGCCGCGCAAGCCCAGGGCCTGAGTCTGGCCGCGGCTGCCCGTGCACTGGGTATCGCGCCGACGACCTTGCGCGCCTGGGTTCACGATCAGCAGGGGAGGGGAAGTCTGCTTCCCCCACCGGAAAAGGACGCGCCGGCTTTCAATGAGCGGGCGCTGGGGTCAGACGCGGAAACCGCGCGCGAGCGGCGCGATGCGGAGTTCCTGCGCCGCCGGGTGGCGGCCCTGACGCGCGAGCTGGACGAAGCCGTGCACCTGACCGAGGAGCTTGCCGGGATCAGGGCTGCGGTTCAGCCGACCCCGCCTGACTGGCATGCCGCCCCCGGCGACGGGGCGAGCCGGTCGGTGCTGATCCTGCACACGTCGGACCTGCATATGGGCGAGCGTGTCGATGCCGGCGAGATTGCCGGGCTGAACGGCTATGACGAGGAGGTCGCGCGGACCCGTATGCACAGGCTGTTTTCGGCGGCTTGCACGGTCGGCCCGCGCTGGATGGAGGAGACGTCCTGCGACGGCGTGTTGCTGACGATGGCCGGGGACCTGGTCTCGGGCGACATCCATGATGAGCTGACGCGCACGAATGCGCTGGTGAGCAACGAGCAGGTGCGGGCGGTGGTCGAGGTCTATTCCGCCGGTATTGCCATGCTGTTGCGGACCTATCCGAAGGTGCATGTCGTGGCAGTTCCCGGCAATCACGGTCGGCAGACGGCAAAGCCCACGGCCAAGCTGGCGGCGCGCCTGTCCTATGACATTCTGGCGGCCGACATGCTGCGAGACCGGCTGCGCGAAGAGGCGCGGGTGAGCTGGAGCATTGCAACGGGTTTCGATGTGACCGTTCCGCTTTACGGCCGCAACATCATGGTGACGCATGGTGACAGGATCGGGACTGGCGGCGGACAGGGGTTTGCCGGCCCGGTTCTGCCGATCATTCGTGGCGGAAACAAGGTCAGGCTGCAGGCGCATAGCGCCGGACTGGCCGTCGACCTGATCCTGATGGGGCATTATCACACGTCGGCGGCGCCGCCGGGCATTCTGTGCAACGGATCGGTCGTGGGCCTGTCCGAATATGGCGCCGGGCTGCGGACGGCAATCGAGTCGCCGCGGCAATGGCTGGCGCGTTTCAGTTCGAATTGGGGCTTGTGCGAGCGGCTGGACGTGAATCTGGGCGAGCGACCGTCACGGATGCGGGTCAAGGCCGCATGAGGGGGCAATCATGATCTATGGCGTGCGGGCCGCGCAGGCGCGGCTGGCGGAGCTTGGCCATGCGCCCGGCCCGATCGACGGCATCTGGGGGCCGCGGACCCGGCGGGCTGTCATCGCGTTTCAGCGCCAGGCCGCGCTGCCTGCGGACGGCATCATCGGCCCGCGGACCCGTGAGGCCCTGTGGGGCGAGGGCGCGCGCCGGACGTCGCCGGACCGGGCGGTGCCGCCGGACCTGCCATGGCTGGCAGAAGCGCAACGCCTGCGCGGACTGCGCGAGGCGCCGGGCGCGGCTGACAACCCCGTCATCATGGATTGGGCCGCCGATCTGGGCGTGACCTATCCTGACGACGAGACGCCCTGGTGCGGGCTTTTCGTCGCGCATTGCATGAGGACGGGCCTGCCGGATGCGGACCTTCCGGCCAATGTTCTGGGGGCCCGCGCATGGCTGCGCTTTGGCGAGACGGCGAAGCCGCAGTTCGGCGCGGTCCTTGTGTTCTGGCGCGGCAGCCCGGGTGGCTGGCAAGGGCATGTGGGGTTCTACTGGGCCGAGGACGATGCCTGCTTTCACGTCCTGGGCGGCAACCAGAGCAATGCCGTCACGGTGACCCGGATCGAGCGGCGCCGCCTGCTTGGCGCGCGCTGGCCGAACGGCGTGCGGGCCGAAGGCATCGTCCGGCGTGCCTCGCCGAAGGGCCATCTGATTTCGACCAACGAGCAGTGAAAGGACACCCCATGCTTGCCAATCAGGCCAGCGCGCGCCCGACCAACAAGGCCCTGACCATGTTCGCCGGGTTCGTCGTGACGACGCCGCAGATCGCGCCGGTGGTCAACGAGGTCTGGCCGCAGATCGCGCCGGCCTTTCTTGCCGGCCCTGCCGCCACGAATGCCGTCGCCGCCATCATTGCCGCGGCGATCAGCCTGGGCGTGGCCTGGTTCGTTCCGGACCGCGCCAACACCCCGCGCATCTGAGGCCTGATCCGTGGGGAACCAGACACTCAGTTCGGGGACCGTCAATTACGACGACGGTGCGATCAGCGGGCTTCTGAATGGGGAGACAATCACCATTCAGGGCGGCGCTGTGCTGGTGATCAATTCCGACGTGCGATGGGGCCAGCAGGCGGCGGTTCTGGGGAACGTCTCGGTCACCGAAGGCGAGATGAAGATCGACGCCACGGAGACGTGGTGGGCGCCTTTCAGCGCGTCGAGCGGCAACGTGCCGGCTCTGGGCACGGTCGGGACGCAGGACGTGACGCGCGGCGGCACGAATGTGGGCGAGTTCCTGGGCGTCTTCACGGCGCTTGGCACGGCGCCTGTGGCGGCCGGCAGCGCGATGCCGGGATCGGGCTTCGTGAAGCTCAGGCGCAAGACGGCGACCTTTGCCAATGCCGATGTGCTGACCTTCACCGGCGGCGCGACCGCCACGCTTTCCGGGGCCGGGCAGCGGGGGTGGCTGCACATCGTCGGCGCCGAGGGCACCTCCACGACAACCGGGCTTGTGAGCATTCCCCGGCTTGGCAAGCTGACGGTGGCTGGCGACTGGTTCGAGCTGGGGACCTGCAACGGCTCGGCGGGGCAGACGTTTCAGTATTTCGTCGCCGATTTCTGCCCGGGCATTCAGATCGAGACCGCGGCAGGATCGGGCGTCTACGAGTGGTGGGGCAACTGCCCGTCCGGCAACTTCACCTCCTCTGTTCTGGGCACGGATGCGCGATCGGAGTTCTTCACCTGCTCTAGCGCGGGGGTGATTACCATCGGCGGGTCGACCCATGGCCAGCTGCCGCCGAACGGCGCGAAGGTGCGGGTGCCGAACGTCCATCTGTCAAGCTCGACCTCGGCCAACTGGGCGGCGAACACGTTCAACACGACCGCGACCGCGAACCGCTATGCCTTTGTGTCGACGGGCGGCGATATCGACATGCAGTTCATGGCGCTCAACGGCTCTGTCGGCGCGTCGAACTGCAACCTCGCGAGCTTCAAGAACTGCTCGGGGTCGGACGGGGCTTTCATCGACAACAGCACGGCCGTCTCGTCCTATGGCGGCTGCGCGGAGGTCTATTTCGAGAACTGCCAGATCGCGCAGATGTCCACGACCACGACGAATGGCGGCTTTCTGATCGGATACGCCGGCAAGGTGACGGTGAAGGATTGCGCGGGGTTCCGCACCGCCGGCGGCTCCACCGGCACGCTGCTGCTCGGTGCGAACAACTGCGCGGAGGTCAACGTCACCGGGGGCTTCTTCTATTCCAAGGCCACGGTCTCGCAGGTGGGCTTCACCGGATCGAGTCAGGTCACGATCGACGGGACGACCTTTGTCCTGACCACCGCCAACAACGGGGTGACATTCGACGGCTGCACCGATGTGCGCGTCCTCTCGCCCAGGGTCTCGTGCAAGTTCATCTCGGGCGACGTGACGCCCAACAGCTTCTTCAGCTTCATTGCCTGCAGGGACTGGGTTGTCGACGATGTGGCGTTCTTCGTCGGAACGGATGTCCCGACGCTGCAATTCGTGAGCGCGACCGAGCAGAGCGTGAACGGCCGGGTCCGCGACATCGGGGCCCGCGCCTCGCCCATTGACCTCGCAAGCGCGGGGCGGAGGATCGTCAGCCTGACCAACTGCCGGCGGGTCTTTGTGTCGCGGGTCTATTCCGCGAACGGGTCGCAGGGGATCGACAACCCGGTTCTGGTCGCAAACTGCGATGAGGTGATCGTCTCGGACGCGGGCAATCCGCAGGCCTATTCCGACAATTCGGTCATCGCCGCGCCGTGCAACACGCTTGTCGTGAAGCGGATCGCCTCGGGCGGCGCGAAGGCCTATTCCACCTCGCCGGCCGATGGCAGCACGCCAAGCCAGCCCGGCGCTTCGTTCGGGACGCACTTCTTCGAGCAGGAGGTCTCGGCCACCGAGGTGTGGCTGACGATCAACTGCGGCACCGAGAAGTCGGCGTCCGACTACAGCGTGGACGCCTATACCGTGGACGTGGGCACCCCGCTTTCGGACGGCAGCAACGGCCTTCTGCTGCGCACGCTGAACGATCAGGTCACCTGGACCTGGACCTACCGGATCAGGGGGCTCACGGCCTTTGCCAACACCGCGCCGATCCTGAGCGGGACGAATACCGGCAACATGAGCTTCAGCTACGATCTGGACAAGGGGATTGGGTTTTCGGGCACGCTCAAGGCGCTGACCGCCGCCAACCTTTCGGCCGAGACGGGCATCACGCCGGCCGGGGTGACGCTGCGGGTGCGCGCGATCTGCACCACGGCGAACAGCGCCAACGTGCTGCGCTCGATCAGCGTGGTCGGGGTGACCTCGGCCAGCGACGTGACGGCCAACCCCTACCCCTACAACGAGCCGCTGGTGTCCTTCACGGGGATGCAGAGCGGGTCCGTGGCCGCGATCTTTCGTGACAGCGACGGCGTGCTGTTGGCCACGGCCGCGCCCGCCCGCCCGCGCATGTATCCCGGATGGTGGGAGGATGCGGCGGTCACCCTGCGCGTGCGCAAGCCGGGCTGGCAGGAGGTCTCGACGCCCTTCACGCTGACCGAGGATGGCGCGGCCTTCCCGCTCAACCAGATCGACGCGGCGACGATTTCGGACAGCAACCCGGGCGCGCTCTCGATCACCGTGACGGACCATGGCGCCAGCCCGGTGACCTGGAACGGCAAGGCCTTCTCGATCACCGTCACCGCCCCGGTCGGGACAAGCGCGGCGACGGTGGCGCAGTGGCTTTCGTGGCAGACCGCGCAGGACAGCTACAGCCTTGGCGCGGGCGTTCACAACCTGGCCTGGCCGGTCATGGTGGTCGCGGTCGGCACGGCGCTTGAGACGCAGCGGGGCGCGCTGTTCGGGTCAGCCGGCGCCGCGCTGAAGGGCGTCCGCGTGATCGACACGACGGGCGCGGAGATTCCGGGGTTCGCGCGGATGCAGGCGGATGATGGCAGCTATTATTCGCCGGCCGCTTCCTACACGCTGACGGTCTCTGGAATTGTATCGGGGTCGCGGATTCTTCTGCGGCGAACCGACACGCTTGTCGTGCTGGCAAACCAGACCGTCACCGGAGGCGCCTTCTCTTATACGTACACGCACACCACGGATATTCCGGTCGAAATCGTCGTTCGGAAGGCGACGGGTTCACCGGCTTATCAGGAGTGGCGCACGACGACGACCCTCAGCGCCAGCAACAACAGCCAAACCGCCAACCAGCAGCCGGATGAATAACCATGCCCATCGCAGCCGATTTCAGCATTTCCGCATCGGGCGACATTCGTCACGTCAGCGGAACCACGATCTACTCCGTTCTGGACCTGCACGCCTGGCTGCAGGACCTGGCCGATGATGCGGCGGCGGCGGGCAATGACCTCCTTGATATTCTGGCGCCGAACCCGTCAAAGCTCGACGGCCCGCGCGATGTGGCTGTGGCTTCGCGTCTCAACCTGATGACGAGCGGCACGATCAGCTTCAATCTGGACGATGACGCGGCGCAGTACATCAACTTCGGCTCGGTGAAGCAGGCCAATGGCGATGTGCAGTATTCCGGCCTGACGACGATCGGCGGCATTGTCGCGGGCTCGCCCGTCTACGTGGTGCAGAACGGCGCGAAGCTGACGAAGTTCTGGCCCGACGGCCATATCCAGATCATGGTGAAAGTGAAGACGGGCGGCGCACTGATCGACAGCGGAAACGTCACGGCGTTTTCGCGCAAGTGGGGCCAGAGCTACAGCCATTTCGATGTGAACCTTGCTGCCGGTGGCCAGGACAAGGCGGCGTTGCAGACCTCTGTGGATACGGCCATCACGCTGACCGAAGTGCAGGCCGCCGCGCTGTCCTCGAAGGTCACCGTCACCTTCGGTGACACGACTCAGGACCTTGGGAACGGCAATGGCGCGAAGCTGTACAAGGGAACCATCGCGCTGTCTGGCGGATGCACGCTTTCGGAGGCCTACCAGTACCTTCAATACCTCACGCGCGAAAGCAGCACGTCCACGCTGAATGGCGTCCCGGGCTGGCGGTACAGGGTGCTCAACGCGGCCTATACGGAAATCCCGGCGGCGCCTTTTGGTACGTTCGCCGGGGGCACATTCTTTGCCGCGCGCGGCTGGTGGGTCACGGGTGTGCTGCCGGGCGAAAGCACGAAGTATCAGCTCATTGCCGATGACGGCACCCCCCAATCGCCGCCGACCCTTATCGGCATCACCCTCGGCAATCTCGTCGTCGGCGACCGCATTCTGGTGGCGCGAGAGAACGGCTCGGGCGCCATTCTCAAGGATGAGTACACGCCGGTTGCCGCCAGCGCAGGCGCCACAGCCCTGACGGTGGTCGAGGCCATCAAGACCGACACCCCCGCCTCGGGGGTGATCCGCATCAAAGGCGCGCGATACACCTACAGCAGCTTCAATGCCGGGACCAAGACCTTCTCGGGGTTGTCGCCAGCCCTGGCCGCCAATATCGTCGCGGCGGATGATGTCTTTGTCCCCTATCTCGACAAGGTGGCCGCGAGCACCTCGGAGAGCGTGACGTTCATCTACTCGGCCAACTTCTCGGCCCGTGTGGATGTCCGAAACGGCTCTGGCGCTGCGCCGATCATCCCCTTCAATACGCTGATTTCCGTCACCAATGCCGGCGCATCGGTCAACGCCAGCCGCAACTCGGATGTCTGAGTCATGGCCTATTACGTCGCCCCGTTCACCTTCAGTTTCGGATCGAAGCTCATTGGCGTGGATGCTGGCTATGTGAACGTCGACTGCGCGGCGCTTTATGCTGCAATCAAGCAAGCTCAGGCATCTGAGGAAGGTATCATCTATGACAGAATCGCCGAAGGAAGCGGCCTTGTCGAACTTGGCCCAGGTGTCCAAGTCGGTCTCACCGTCGAACTATTGGGGGACTGGCAACTTAGCTTTCCGGTCGGAAACTACGTCGCCACCGTCGCCGGAGGAAACTTCGTCGGAGGCCCCGGCGGAGACCCCATCGCCTACTCGGCCGGGGTCCAAACCCTGATCATCCAGTCCGCCGCTTCAACGGTCGTGACGGCGGGCGGTTCTGTGCCAAGCGCTGCGCAGGTCGCGGCTGCGGTTCTGGCCGCGGCCGAGGCGGCGCCCATCGCGGCCAACCTCGAGAAGGTGAACGCCATCCCGATTGTCGGCTCTGGCGTGGCGGGCGACAGTTTCAGGCCCGCGTCCTGATGTTCTGGGCCGCCGATTTCTGGGCGCCCGGCGTCTGGGCGGCGGCAGTCTGGGCCGATCTTGAGATCGGCCCCGTCGCGCCCGCTGATCCGGCCGAAAGCCCCACGTCCGGGCAGATCCTCGATGCGCAGCCCCGGCGCGGCATGCTTGGCGCCGCGCTTCTTTCGGGCGTGCTGGCCGATGACGGGCTGACCTTCGGAGAGGTGCGCGCGTCCTGCCTTGTCGGCTCTCTCGTGCCGGTCGATAGCCATACAGGGGCGATCACGCAAACGCTGCTGGCCGGCACGCTTCTGGATACTGAAACCCGCCGGGGAAAGGCTTCGCCGGAGACGCCGCTGGTTGGGCGATTGGAGAGAGACTATGCCTGATATCTTCACGATCGGGCGGGGCGACACCCTGCCGGAGCTTTCCTTCGAGCTTTACCCGCCGGTCAATCTGACCGGGGCCACCGTCGTCTTCACGATGACACGAAGCGGCGAGACAACGCCGGTCATCAACCGGCGCGCGGCTGTGATCGCGCAGGCCGATCCGGGCGTTGTCCGTCACGACTGGATCACCGGAGACACGGCGACGGTTGGCTCCTACCTCGGCGAGTTCGAGGTGACCTTCCCCAACGGCAAGATCGGAACCTATCCGAACACAGAGGAGAAGATCGCCATCACCGTCACGCGCAGCCTCGGGTGAGGCGCCCGTGAGGAAGTGCGCTCTGGTTCACTGAACCTGCCGGCGCGGGGTGAACCGTGAACAGATTGGCGAAAGGCCCTTTCAGGAAGCGCACGCCGGGCCTGAAATCAATACCTTGGCCTAGGGCCGGTTTCTTCACACGGAACTGCGCAAATCTGCCGGAACTGAGCTAATGCCCTGTAATGGAATAGGGTTTTCGGATTCGGGGAAGTGCGCCCCGGTTCGGTGAACCTGAGGGCTGGTAGCTCAGTGGTAGAGCGCTCGCTTCACACGCGAGATGTCAGGGGTTCGAATCCCTTCCGGCCCACCATTTTCCCGGCGGTCACGTTGCCTGATCACCCGCCGGGAACGGCGCGGACGCGGGCGAAGTCGACCACATCGGCGGCGCGGCGCAGGTGGTCGGGCGAATAGCGCGCATAGATGCGCTCGGTCACGGCCGTGCTGGAATGGCCAAGGAACTGCGCGATTTCGGACATGGGCACCCCGGCCTCGGCCATGTGGACGGCGGCGGAGTGGCGCAGGACGTGCGGGCTTACCGCCTGCAGCCCCGCGGCGGTCACGGCGGCGGAGAAGCCCCGGCGGATCGACCGGACCGGCCCGCCCGCCCATTCGACCACGTGATCGGACAGCGCGGCCGCGCGCGCCGTCTGCAGGGCCGCGCGCAGGCCCGCATTCATGGGCACCACCGCGCGCCCCTTGCGCGGGCCCGTCCCGCTGAGGCGCAGGTCGACCACGCCGCGGGCAAAGTCGACCCTGTTCCAGGTGAGATCGAGGACCGCACCGACGCGGGCTCCGGTGGACAGCATCAGCAGGATGGCCAGCCGGATGTGCGGCTGTGTCGCGGCGTCAAGCAGGCGGGCGATCTCGTCGCGGGTGAGGTAGCGTTCCTTCGGCGGCGGGCGCGGCGGCAGTTCGATCGGCGGGGCGCCGGCGATGAGCCCCTGACGCGCCGCCCAGGAGAGCGCGATCCGCAGGTGATTCAGCTCGGTCCAGATCGTGCCATCGCTGCGGCCGGCCTTGCGGCGGGCCTTGACATAGGCGCGGCAGGCCTCGGTCGTGATCCGGTCGGGCGGCAGGTTGCCGATATGGGGCAGGATGGCCTTGCCCGTCCATTCCATTGTCGCCGCGATGGTCCGGCCGGCGCGGTCGGCCCGGTAGGCCTCCCAGACCGTGGCGACGGTCTGCTCTCGCGGCGCGCTCAGTCGGCGGTAGAGGCTGACGGCCTCGATTTCAGCTTCCGCTCGGGTGCGTGCCGCAAGCTGATGACGTGTCCGCTTGCCGGTGGCGTCGCGCCAGTAGGCGCAGAGCCCGCCGCGGAGCCGTCCGATGGAGATGTCTGGCACGATTCGAACTCCTTCACCGCGTCGGCCGGGATCCTGATCATGCGGCCGACCCAGAAGCCGCGCAAGCGCTGCTGGTGGAAGAGCTGGCGCACGGTCTCGGCCGAGCAGCCCCACCGCTCGGCCAATGTCTCGGGCTTGAAGGGCCGGTCGGTCATGGGGTGTCCTTTCCCGGCAGGGGGTCGTTGCTGTAGAGCGTGGCAAGGTTTTCATCCCATACACGCTCGAAATCGGGGCCGAGGGGTTCCATGCCTTCCCACACGATCCGCGCGTCGGCTTCCGGTAACAATGCCCGCAGCCGCTCGTTTTCGGCGGTGAGGCGCGTCACTTCATCAAACTGGAAACCGATCTCTTTCGACTCCGCCAGCAGTTCCTGATTGGCCTCCCACAGTCGCCCAAGCTGTTTCGACTCAGCCCGCAGCCGCTCGACCTCCGCCTCTAGCTCTGCGATCCGGGCGGCGGCGGCTTCGGGCAGCGGGGCGAAAGTGGTGGGTTCCATGAGTTTCCAATCTTCGAACGTATACCACGACCGGCTTTCCTTGTGCCAAACGCATTCGGTCCAGAAAGAGGGGTAGCCATTCCACGGCGGGGAATAGGCGAGGCACGTATACCCATCCGGGCGATCCTTCTCAGGCGGTGGGTTCCAGGTCATGGGGTGTCCTCCATTGCAACTGTGATTGCCATAAGAACGCGGTTTGTAAGGGCGGCGGCTTTGGCTCGGCATATGCAGCTTTGCCCCGGCCTGATAAAGCAAAGTCCGACCTCACCATTCGCTTTAGGTGTGTCGCAGCCCTCCTCGCTCAATACGATTCCCAGCATGAAACGATATACAGCATCGCGCCGAGACTTCCGCAGCCGCTCGATCTCAGCCTCAAGCTCTGCGATCCGGGCCGCCGGATCGGCCTGGCTCAGCGGGAAAAAGGCTGTCGGTTTCACTTCCTCTCCCGAGTGACTGATATACCAGTGCCCATCAACCAGCGCCGACTTGTGCCAAACCACCTTTTCCCATCCGCCGTAGCCAATGGTCTGTAGCCGGTTTGCCTCAACATAGCCAAAGCACTCGAACCCATGCGGGCGTTCGCTTTCACGGGGTGGCGTCCAGGCCATGGGTGGCGTCCAAGTCATGGGGTGTCTCCTTTCTGCGCGCTATCGTCGGCGATGGCGCGAAGGGTGCGTGCCATGTCCGTCAGGCCGACGACGCTGGGGTAAATGGGGCGACCATCGCGCGCACACTGCGCCCAAGCCTCTAGGCTCTCTGCTATCAGCAGTACCTCCCGCAGCCGCCCGACCTTCGCCTCAAGCTCTTCGATCCGGTCGGCCATTGCGGGCACAAGCGAACGGGCCGCGGCGATGAACCGGGCGTTGGCATTGCCGTCGAAGTAATTTGTATCGCACTCGGTAAGCGTCCTAGTGGGCCAGCGGCTGATGCAATTGGAGCCCAAGCTGCAGTATACGTCGGACGGAGATTTGTCCTGATCGGTCGCCCACGGCCCTTCCGTCACGCCCACCAGCGCCTCACGCGCTGCCTTCACCAGATCATCGGTCATGGGGTGTCCTCGTTTTCGGTGGCGTAGATCAGGTCAATGATTGCATCGCGGCACCGTAGGTATTGTTCGAGGGCGATGTGCATGTCTTGGGAGGTTTCCCCGAACAATGGGGTATCGTTCACTGCGGCAAATGCGCTTTTCAGCGCCGATTTACGGACGGCAGCGGCGTCGGGCTGTGCCTCGCGCAGCCGCTCGACCTCCGCCTTTAGCTCCGCGACCTGATCTATCCAGAAGCGGCCAGCATCGCGCGTATCGTATGTCACCGTGATCGGCCTGTCTGACTGTAGCCACACCGCCACGGATGTGCCATCAGCGCGCCCCATAGAGAGGAACCAGTGGCCGTCGTCCATTCGCTCCAAGTGCGCCCCGCCCACAACAAACTCGTGCGGGACGCCGCTTTGGTCAAACTCGATGCGGTCGCTCATGGGGTGTCTCCTTTTTGCGCGCCCACTCGGCCCGAAGGCAAAAAGTAATAGGTATGCCGCACACCACCCACGCGATAGTAGGCTGTGATTGACCCGCGACCGTTGGTGCCAATGCCGGGTCTGCAATCCGTTGGCCACTCAATCAGAGCCGACACGAATGCCCTGAGTGCGGTCAATGACGGCAACTCGTCGTCATCTTCCCATGCATCATCGGCCATCATGGCTGCGAACTGTTCGTTAAGGTCCGCCGCGAAACCCTTTGGGAGCAGCGATGAGTGGTCGGAGATAATCCGCTGGATTTCATTCAGACGCATTTCGCGCGGGGTCATTCCCCTGCCCCCTTTACCTGCTGTGGAGCCCGGCGTCGCGCAGCCATTCGGCCACGCAGGCAGTAAGGGCGTCCTTTGCGGCCTGCTCGCCTCCTGGATCAGCCGGAGTAGGATGTCGCGCTGCCGGGCGCGGGAGACACCAGCACGGGCTGCAAGTTTCGCCGCCCATGCCGCCCACGCCGCCCGCGCCGCCCGCGCCGCCGCCCACGACGCCTCCGACGCCGCCCGCGCCGCCCGCGCCGCCGCCCACGCCCCCTCAAACGCAACCGCCCGCGCAACCGCCTGCGCCGCCCTCTCCGCCGCCCGCGCCTCGGGCCATTCCTCTCCGCGCCCGAGCCTGTCCATTCCGGCGATGACTCGGTCGATCACCGCCTGCACCTTTGCTGAGCCGGGCTTCATCTCCCTCATCACGGCGGCGAGGAAACGCCAGAGCACCAGCGACTGATCGAAGGTGCTGGCCTCAAGCGCCTCCAGGCAGGCGGTTCCGCCGACGGCCTGATCTATGTCGCGGGCGATGGTGTAGAGTGGGGTCATTGGCTCGCCTCCTGGATCAACCGAAGAAAGATGTCGCGCTGCCGGGCGCGGGGAACGTCGGCGAAGGTTGCCGCCCGCGCCGCCTCCGCCCACGCCGCCGCCCACGCCGCCCACGCCGCCGCCGTCCTTGCCGCCTCGGTCGTCACCGCCAACTCCGCCCACGCCGCCGGCGCGGGCGCCCGCGCCGCCTCCGCCCACGCCGCATCCGCCGCATCCGCCTCTGGCCATTCCTCTCCGCGCGCGAGGCGATCTAGCCCCTCGATGACGGGGTCAATCGCGGCCTGCGTCTTTGCTGAGCCGGGCTTCATCTCCCTCAGCACAGCGGCGAGGAAACGCCAGAGCACCAGCGAATGATCGAAGGTGCTGGCCTCAATCGCGTCCCGGCAGGCGGTCCCGCCGAGGGCTTGGTCTATGTCGTGGGCGATGGTGTAGAGCGGGGTCATCGGGTGGCGCTCTTCATCATAACTTCTTCCGCCAATTGCGAAATGTAGAACAGTGTATCAACGTGGAAGCTCAGCCAATCCAGACCGTCGTGGTGCAGTTCAACACAGCCATCGCAATCGAATGTCACCAAGATCGCGTCCAAATCGTAATCTTCGATGACAGCAAACCAGACGCGCGGTTCGTCCCGCCGCGCCTTGAAACTCATCAGCTTGCCGACCTTTATCTTGGCCAGTTTCTTGTCGGGCAGGTTCCCGACTTTCGATCTGATCAAGTCGAGAACCGGTGAAACAACAATTTCGTTCAGGGCTTGGTTGACTTCTGCTTTTGTCACGTTTTGCGTCATGCGTCCTGTCCTTTGCGGATGAGGGTTTCGATCATGTCGGGGATCACGACGCCGAAGGTGAGCGCCTCGATCGGGGTGCGGCCGCGGCGGGTTTCGTGGTGGAAGGCGGCGCGGGCGGGGGGCGGCAGGCGGGCGATGAGCGCGCCAAGCGGCAGGCCGGGGGCATCGGCCGGATCGGGGGCGGCGGTCATTCGAAGGGGTCCACGATGTGGCCGGTGGCCATGGCGATGAGCGCGCCGGCGAGGGCGGCAAGCAGCACTGCGGCGCCCGCGGCGGACAGGCCGACGCCGAACCAGAAGGCGAGGATGAAGGCCGCGTACCAGCTCATGCGAGGTTCCTTTCGAAGCGGGGCGCGAGCGGGCGGTGCATCGCAACAAGGCGGGCCATGTCGACCTCTTGCCCGCGGGCGGATTTCAGGAAGACCCACGCCGCCTGCCGGCAGATCAGCAGGCTGGACGGGTCCGTCACGGTCGCGCGGGCCTGATCGAGGTCGCGCGGGGCGCGGTGCAGCGGGGCGATCATGCGACGTGCCCTGCTGCGCGGGCGGCGCCGGCGAGTGTCTCGCTGCGCTGCACGATTGCCAGTTCTTCGTTGATGCGGGCCAGCGCCTCGGCCGCGCGGGCGGTCAGGATGGCGTCGCCGGGCAGCATTTCGGTGGCGGCGTAAAGCATCTGGGCCAGCATGCGCGCATGCGGCAAGGCAGCCTTCATCGCCTCGATGGTGTGGGCCGGTGGCGCGGGCGGCGGGATGAGAGTGATCGGGAGCATCACGCGGCCTCCTCGGTGATGCGGTCCTGTTCGCGCAGGAGGGCGCAGGGCAGCGCGTGCAGGTCTGCGACGGTCCTTGCCCCCTCAAGGCTGCGGTCGCTGACCTCGATGCCGAAGGCGATCTCGAGGTCCATCGCGATCTCGACCATGTCAAGGCTGTCGGCGCGCAGGTCTGTCGTGATGGTCGTCCCGGGCGTAAGCGGCACATCCGGCGCGAGGATTGCGGTCAGGATGCGGTCGACGGTCGCCGCGGCCTCGGCCGGGGTGTAGCGGGCGGTGCGCATGTCAGCAGCCCTCCGCCAAGCGTTCAACCGCGATCGAGAGCTTCACGGTAAAGCGCGTGAAGTCCTCCTGTTCGACGGCCAGCATGGTGACGTCGGCAAGAACGGAGCCATCGTCGAGCCAGACAACGGGCGATTCGCCGTTTGCATCGAAGCTGACCTTCAGGATGCGCCGCAGGGGCCGCGGCTTCTTCTTCGAGCCTTTGGGGCGGCCCCTGCCGCGCTTTGGGACGATCTCGCCGGGGGGCCTTAAGATGTAGCTGGACGGCGGCAGATCGGCCTCGGCATCCATGACGTTGGCGTTGAAAAAGCCGCCGGGTTCAAGGGCGTCGTCTCCGTATTCGTGCGCGCTCATGTCAGCAGCCCTTGCGGGTGGCGGCGGATTGCAGGGCCTCGGCCTCGCCGCGCAGGCGGGCGAGTTCGGGGCCTACGTCGCCGGAGCCGATCCAGAGAAGGGCGGGCCAGAAGATGACCGCGGCGATCACGGCATTGGTCGCGTCGGCGGCGACGGCGGCCTGTTGCTGGCCGGTGACCTGGGCGATCCTGTCAGAGAGGCGGACGGCCTCGGCCCGCAAAGCGCGGCAGTCGTAGGCGTCGAAGGTGGCCGGGCTGACATAGGCCGGCGCGATGGTTGCCGGGTCTGCGGCGCAGGCCGAGAGCGCGATTGCCGCCGCCGCGGCCAAAAGGGGTTTCATGGGGCAGGTCTCCTCAGAAGGGGGGTTCGTCGCCCGGGCGGGCGGGTTTCCATTCTGCGCTGATGCCGTCGCGGACGGCGCGCAGGGCGTCGGGGGGCAGCGGTGCCGGCGCGGGCCGGTCAAGGCCGATTGGGCACAGGAACGCGGCGAGGTCGGGAGAGGGCATGCTGCAGGTCTCCACACGGCGGGATGCCGATGGAGCCTATCGGTAAATGACCATAATGGTCACTGTCAAGCCGGATAATGACCAATATGGTCACTGCGTGAGAAACGGCTTGCCGAATCAATCCGCCGTGGCAATCTATGGTTGTCAGGTTGTTATCGGGGGGGGGGGGGGGGGGTCGATTGGTGGGGGGTATTACACCCCACCACACAAACGTAACG